CTGGTGTTCGGGTTATCACGGCGCAGGTCGCCCAATGAATACGGGAACCGTTCTGCAACACCGTTTGTGATCTTGGCGAACATTGTAAGACCCTTCTGCTCGCGTTTCGGCGCGTTACTCAAGCTGACGCTGAATAACCCTTAGCATGATTTTCGATTTCTTCTGCTCCAAAATCTCAGAAGCCAGAAGGTTGGCGATTTGGTCGGCGAACCCCGCAAGTTCTGCGGCCTCGTCGGCAGACATAGCCCCGATTTCTTCCAGCGCCAGCGTGTAGTTATTGATGTTTAGTTGGTAATGCATGATTTCCTGCTCGCGCCCCTTGAGGGTGGCAAACAAGATTTCTTTGCGGGTCAGATCAAGCGTTTCGGTGTTCTCGGTCAAGATTATTTTCCTATACAGCGTAGCTGGTAAAGGCGACGCCAAAACTTGTGTTGGCTGGTTTCGTAACCGGAGCTGGGTATCTAGAACCGAAGCCAGTGGAAGGGGACCACGGATAGGCAGTGACGAATGGAGTAACGTCGTGGGCTAACGCAATAGTGGAGTTATCAGCGCTGAATGCGACGCCGTGGCCAGTAAATGGCGGCAAGGCAGATGGGTTGGCATATTTAGTTCCGAAGCCGGATCCAGACCACGGGTATGCAGTTATATAGGGGCTGGAAGAGTGGGCTATCGCAATCGCAGCCCCGTCTGGGCTGAAGGCAATACCAGATCCGGTATTCGAAGGAAGCGTGGCAGGGTTAGCATACTTTGTTCCGAAGCCAGTAGACGAAGACCACGGGTAGGCAGTGACGAATGGGCTACTGTCGTGCGCCACCGCGACGGCGGACCCGTCGGGAGCGAATGCTACTGTATTACCACCCGCCGTGGGGAGCGTGGCCGGGTTAGTAAACTTGGTTCCGAAGCCCGATCCAGACCATGGATAAATGGATATAAATGGAGTGACTTCGTGAGCTATTGCAATGGCGGATCCGTCAAGGCTAAAGGCAACTCCATTCCCGTTAGACGTAGGCGGCGTTGATGGATCGGCATACTTAGTGCCGAACCCCGATTCGGACCACGGATAAACAGAAATATAAGGGGAGTTGTTATGCACCACCGCTAAAACAGTGTTCTCACGGTTAAAAGAGCAGGCGCGGCCGGTACTCGGGGGGAGCGTAGCCGGATTGGAAAACTTGGTTCCGAAGCCGGATCCAGACCACGGGTATGCAGATATAAATGGGCTGGTGAGGTGGGATACTGCAATGGCGGACCCGTCGGAAGTAAAGGCTACGCCAAGAGCATTTCCAGTTGGAGTCGTGGCTGGGTTGGCGTACTTGGCCCCAAAGCCCACGCCAATTTGCCATTCGTAAGCTGAGACATATGGAAAGTTGGCGTGGGCTACTGCGATAGTGTTCGGGGCTCTTCCCGTCGCCGCCGATGCACCTTGCAATTTAGCGGCGAGCATTACGCGTTACCTACCCTGGCGCCGTACAGGACGGAACCGACCTTCCACAAGACTACCGCGGTGAAGCCCGTCAGGTTTAGAATTGGCGCCAGCCCCCCATCAGACTTCCACGTTACCGAAGGCCATGTGATGGAATAGGCCGTGCCGTCATCAATCATCAGCGTCATGCTTTCACCGGCGGCGAAGCTGTCCGTCGGGGTTGAGTTGCCGCTCAGCGTCCACGTTTGGATCGTGCCGTTGGACGGGTCCAGCGCCGGCGTAGTGCCTGACAGCGCGTAGACAGTCTCTTTGATCGCCTTGGTGAACGTAGCGTCGCCAGACACCACGACAGCGCCCGTGCCATTGGGCGTGAGCGTCAGGCTTCCGTTCGTGTCCGTGACCGACACCGTGTTGCCGTTCACGTTCACGTTATCAACTTGCAGCGCGACAAGGGGCGTGCCGGCGGACAGCAGCGAGTCAAGGCTGTCCAGAGATGTATTGATTTTACCTCCCCAGGTGTCCGCAGAAGCGCCGACTTCGGGCTTGACCAAGGAGTAATTTGAAGTTACCGCGTCCGCCATCTATCGCATCCTCATCCGCAACGGCGATCCGAACCGGGCCGCGGTGCTTTCATCTTCAATCTCGCTCATGCCCTGGGCCAGCAATCCAGACCAAATGACAATGCGAGCATCATCCTTCAAGTATGGCGCAGTATGCACCAAAGATCCGTACAGGTATACATCCGGGTGATTGGTCAGCAGCCAGTTGGTGTCACCGTCCGCCGACAGCGCCGTCACCTTGGCGTAGTAGGTGATTTCGGCCGTGTAGGACGTGCTGGGCGTCGGGAACAACTCGATGTCGGTCCCGTTGTGGGCGAAGTAAACCGGCGCGTCCGTCGTGTTATCGATGGCTGTGCGATACCGCGTCAGGTCGTCCATGCTGATCTGCGTCAGCACCC